CAACTATTTACTACAGATGGAACAGAAACTGTACATAACAGAAGACAATACATAGAACGTTATTCAAAACAAATGGATTCTTACTATAATTGTTACGAACCATTTTCTCAGCAAGAGCATTTGCTTACAGAAGAAGAATATGAAGAGTATTTAAAAACATATTATGTTAAAGTAAAAACCATTAAAGGCGAAGAAATTATTCTATTTGAAGAAGAATCTGTTGAAGATATGTTTAATATTATAGAAACTATAGGACCAATGTTCCATTATGAAGTACCAGATTTACAAATGGATGAACAGGGAAACCCTATTCCTCAAAAACCAGTAAGAGTTCCAGGGGAAGAAGATGAAAACTCTATTCCTGGAAGCACTACACTATTAATTCCTATGACAGTAGAGGAGTTAATAGGTACAAAAGCTATAGTTTCAAATCAAATAGAGCAATGTAGAGTAAAAATGGTAGTTAGCGTTGGAGATAAAAAACTTTATGAACGTGTGTTACCTACTGAGGATTATCCTATTATTCCTTTGATGAATATACATCATAGAAATCCATATCCAGAATCAGATGTAAGATTATATAGACCTTTACAAGAGTATATAAACAAAATACGTTCATTAATTATTGCACACGCTAGTACAAGCACTAATGTAAAGTTATTAATTCCAAGAGGTTCTGCTGATTTAAATCAAATAGAACAAGAGTGGAGTAAAGCAGGTACTAGTGTGATTGAATTTGATGCAGAGTTAGGTGCACCGATTGTGGCTGGCCCAGTCCCACTACCAAATGAGCTTTATAAAAATGAAGCTGATGCCAAATATGACTTAGAATATGGATTTGGTATTTTTGAATTAATGCAGGGTAGTGGTAAAAGTGCGCCATCGACATATAGAGGTACATTAGTTGTTGACGAGTTTGGCCAGCGTAGAATTAAATCTAGAAGAGATGATATAGAAGGAATGTTAAATCAAGTAGCTAAGGTTGCAATACCATTAATGCAGCAATTATACACAGAAGAAAAAGTAATTAGATTGGTACAACCTAATGGAACTGAAAAAGAAGAACGATTTAACTTTTATAAAGAAATGGACAATGGAGACGTTAAACGTTTTCACGATATTGGCACTGGAAAGTACGATATTGTGGTAGTATCTGGTTCTACATTACCAACAAACAGAATGGCACTTTTAAACAATTACATGGATATGTACAAGATGGGATTAATTGACCAAGTAGAAGTATTGAAAAAATCAGAACTTGTAGATGTAGATGGTGTATTAGAACGAAGTGGACAAATGAAACAATTAATGCAACAAGTACAAATGTTGCAACAAGAATTAAAGAAAGTCAAGGGCGATTTACAAACTGCTCAACGTGAAGAAGTTCACGCTAAGAAACGACTAGAAGTAGAAAAATTCAGTGGAGAGTTAGATAAAGTATCTAACAGAGCTGATATGGCAACTACGCTTTATAAAGCAAGGTTGAACGATGCAAAACAACAGTTGATGAACTCTTCTCCTGGTGAAATGGATATCATGGAAAATGATATATTTGAACCACAAGAGGTAGAAGAGAGTTAACATAGGAGATAAAATGGAAGAAAATATAATGGACACAGTAAATGAGCAAGGAGCAGAAGGCGTAACGACTGAGCCAACTGCTACTTCAGATGACATTTTTAACGAAATATTTGGACAAGCACAAGAACAGGTTGCTCCTGTCAGCCATGAAGTAGTTGAAGGTGAACCAACTGATACTCAAGTTACTATGGAACCAAAGAACGACCCTGACCAGTTTCAATACTGGCAAAGTCAAGCTGATAAGAGACAAGCAGAAGTAGATATGTTGAAATCACAAATGGCAGATGTTATGTCAAGAGTGAGTCAACCTACACCTGCTGCTCCAGTGGAGAAGGAAACAGTATTAGAAAAACCTGTTAAACCAACAAAACCAGCTGACTTCGACCGTTCTGAAGCTTTGACTGACCCTGATAGTGCATCAGCAAAGTACTTAGCAAAGCAAGAATCTTATTTGGAAGCTATGTCAGATTATGTAGCAAGTTCAAATGAAAGAGTCATGCAAACGATGACAAAGGCACAACAAGAACAAGAAGCAGCAGCAAGGGACCAGAAGGTTATGCGAGACTTACAGTCTAAGTATAACTATACTCCTGAGCAAGCTAATGATTTTGTAGCTCAGATGTCATCACCAAATTCATTATCGTTAGATAATTTGGTGCAACTTCACCAGTTGAAAATGAACACAGGTTCACAACAGGTTACACAGATAACCCCAGAAGCTCAACAGAAAGCTGCAGTGATGAATCAACGTAATGAAAAACTAAGTATACCTAAACCTATCGGAGTACAGCCAGGAGCTAGTGACCAGTCGCCAACTAAAAACATAGAAGATAAAATGATGGATGCGATGATTAATAACTTTAACAAGCGTAATCCATTTTAATTAAGGAGAAGGCAAAATGGCACAAGACGCAAACGGAATATTCTCACCTAGCATTGGTGTTACACCTCAAGGTGTTTCTATTAATGATAGTAGACGAATATTTAACTTCGGCGAGAGAGTCGCTGAATTAAACCCAGCTGCTTCACCTTTCTTCGCATATTTATCAAAAGTTGCTAAGAAACCTACAGATGACCCTGTATTTAAATTCTTAGAAAAAAGACATCAATGGCAAAGAAGAAACTTCTTTGTTAAAGCAGAAGATACTTTAACTGCAGATGCTTCATGGGAAGCTGCAGACTTCAATCTAAGTTCTTTTGAAGTTGATGTTGATTACGATATTTATGGAAGAAAAGTAAGTGGCGGAGAGTTCAAAGCTGAATTTTTACAAGTAGGACAAATGATTGCTATGGAAGCAACAGCTACTTTATCAAGTACAGCATCACCAGTAATTGCATATTACAGAATTACAGGTGTAACACAAAACTCAATAGATACATCTATTAACGCAGAATATGTTAAAGCTGTGAAAACAGGTGTAGAAAATGGTGAGATTACAACATATGCAAACACTGATACATTGGTATTTGCTGATAATGCAAACGGACAAGTAATTGGTTCAGCATACTTAGAAGGTGACACAGCACCAGCAGGTGGGTGGAGAGATGAATTCTACTCAAGAGAAGGATATGCTCAAATCTTCAAAACTGTTGTACCTCTATTTTCTGGTACTTCTTTAGCTACACGCTACAGAGGTGACGCTAACGAATACATGAGAGTATATCAAGAAAAACTTATGGAACATAAGATGGACATTGAGAATGCTTTACTATTCGGTTATGGTGTAACTGATGAAAGTTCAACAGACGCTGCACGTAAAACTTGGGGTATCTTACCATACACCGAAATTTACGGTAGAGTAAAAACATTTACTTATCTTTCATCAGGATATGATGACTTTGTAGATGCTATGTCAGACATTTTTGATGCAGAATCTGGTGCAGGTGGCAGTAAAATGGTACTTGCTTCACGTTCTATCATGAACTGGCTTAACAAATTAGGTGGTAGTTCTTTCTTAGGAAATACTATGGCTTCAGGTGTTGGAACAGGTGCTTCAGGAGCTGGAGCAGGTGTAACTGCATCACCATATGGTGTTTCTATTGATAAAGGACAATCACTGTTTAATGGTGTTAACGTAACACAAGTAGATACCCTATATGGTACTCTTAACTTTGTTATGGAACCACTATTAAGAGGTCCTTGGGCAAACCATGCTATTGTTGTTGACTTAAACAACGTAGCTTACAGACCACTAGCTGGTAATGGTGAGTCTAGAGATACTCAAATTATTACTAACATTCAAAACAACGATGTTGACGGCAGAAGAGACATGATTCTTACAGAAGCAGGTCTTGAAATTCAACTACCTGAAACACACGCTATTTTGAAATTTAGCTAATAGTTGAATACGGGGGAGTTGCAATATACTCCCCCAAAAAATTTTAAAGGAGAAAAATGAGTTTTCAAACAGATATAGAAGCAATAACAGGAAGTATTAGTAGTTATACTACAGAAGCTAATAGTTATTTAGTAGAAGGTGTAAAGTTTATTACTAAGTATGTAATGAATAATATGGATATTGAACCTAGATTAACACAAAGTTCTTCTAAAGACAATTCTACCCCTACACATTCTATGACAGATGTATTAAAGGTGTGTAGTGTTACTAGAAATGATGGTACAAGAAACAGAGAATGTTCTGAAATAAATTCTGCTGAGAGAGATAACTATGCTGATATTAATAGTATTTATTATACTAGCAAGTTTGACCCAGTGTATTACATATTAGACAATACGTTAAATATTTTACCTACACCTACTGCTAGTGAAACTGCAAGTGTTGTACATATAACACCAGATAATTCTGTTTCAGTTAGTGAATCTACTATATCTAACTTTCCAACAGAATTAAATAGAGGAGTAGTATTGTATGCTTCTCAACAAATGTTAAGAAAATTTTTAAATGAAAAAAATGCAACATTAGTAGGGTTAAGTACAGGACTTGACAGTATAGACCCACCATCTGGTAGTAGTATTATTACAGAAGTTACTTATTCTGGACCTACTAATACTGATGTAGGAACAGCTAGTGCAGCTTCTGTAACTAATAGCGAAGCAGTAACAGCTGCTGATACTATTAATTTAGGTAGTCCTCCTGCATATAACAAACTTTCAAGCTATAGCCTTACTGTGTTTGACCCAAGTAGTAGTGTTAGTTCATTAAGTTTTAGTGGTATTAATCCGCCTAGTGCAACTGATATTAGTACAGTAAGTTATTCAGGACCAGACAATAATGCTGTTGGTACAATAGGAACAGTTCAAACTAGTTTTAGCACAAGTGTTTCGTCAGCAGGTGCTGCTGGTGTAGGAAGTGCACCATCGTATAGTGCTCCTAGTATTAGCGGTGGTTTAGCTAATGTTCCAAGTATAGGAGATTTAACTATAAGCGGTAGTGCTCCTAATGCTCCTACAGTAACAGATATAACCGTAGGTAATATGCCTAGTGCTCCAGCTTACGCTCCACCATCATTGTCTATAGATTATACAGCACCAGGTGATTTAGGTGTAGATGATTATTTGACAAGTGAAGATGTAGAGTTAGCAAGGTTGGCATTAGATAAAGTAAGAACAGATATAACAAAATATCAATCTGACGTACAAAACCAAGCTAACGAGTTTAACGAAAAAATGGCAGAGCATCAAGCGGAGGTTCAAAAGATTATAAGACAAGCAGAGTTAGAATCATCAGAGTCTGCACAAAAATTGCAAAAATATTCATCAGAATTACAAGAGTATCAAACAGATATAAATAAACAAGTTCAAGAGTATCAACAAAATACTACTAAAGATTTACAAGTATGGCAACAAACAAGAGCTACTCAGTTAGAACAATATCAATTAGATATACAAAATCAAAGCACTGTATTTAATTCTAATGTTGAAAAATTTAGAGGCGATAATCAATCAGCTTTAGACAAAGTGCAACGTGATTTACAAGCTAGTATAGCTAATGCACAAAATGATTTAGCAAAAGCTCAGAATGATGCACAGTTAGCACAAGACAAAGAAGCAAAAAATCATGCAGAAAAATCTCAACGATTAATACAAAATGCTATACAAACTATGCAAGCAATATCTGCAGATAACGAAGCAAAAATAGCAGATTTCAATGCAAATCTTAATAAATATCAAGCACTTATAAATACACAAGTAACTGAACATCAAACTAATGTACAAAGAGAAATTCAAAAAGCTGAATTACTAAGAACTACTGAATTATCAAGTTTTAGTGCACAAATACAAGATGAGTTGAATGAGTTTAATGGACAAAATTCAAATTACCAAGTTGAGATACAATCAAAGCTTGATAAAGTACAAAGAGATTTACAGGCAAATATTGCAGATGCACAGAATGATTTAGCTGCAGCACAAGCTACTGCTCAACTTACAACAGATGTAAACGTAAGAAATCATGCAGAAAAATCACAAAGATTAATACAGAATGCAATACAAACAATGCAGTCTATTATGGCAGATAATGAGGCTAATTTAGCTAAATACAATGCTGATATAGGTAAATATCAGGCAGAAGTAAATGAAGCTATACAAGATTATACATTGAGTTTACAAGAAGTAACACAAGATTATAACTGGTTAAAAGACCAATATGCAATAGTATCTGGTGATTTAGTGCAGTTTTTACAACCATATTTACCACCAAGGGAGGTTCAACGTGAAGTTGCAACAGATGATAGACCAAGTTAAAAAGCATCATCCAGAGTTAAGTGCTAATGAAATTATTATTATGCTAAATGAAGCACAAGATGAATTTAGTGCAAGAACATTATTATTGGAAGAAGCTACGCAATTTACTACAGTAGCAAACCAACGTTATTATGGATTAAAAGATAGTATATTAGAAGTAAAGTCAGTGGACTTAACAGATGATTCAGGTAATGCTACAACAATTAAA